CCACGTTAACTAGTGCTTTTACAACAACACAAAGCGATGCAACAGTTACACTAACTTTTTCATCTGCTCACAATATTTCTAAGTATGATATTATTTATTTAGATAATTTTAGTTCTGCCACTAATTCTGATTTTGATTCCGATGATTTTGATGATAAAACTTTTATGGTTACAACTATTCCAAGTTCAACAACACTTACTATTGAAATGGGATCTGTTGAATCTGGATCAGGAGCTAGTACTTCTGGTGGAGTAAGAGTTCAACATTATTATTCAATTGGTCCTGCAACTGAAGCGTCAGCCGCTGGTTGGGGTCTTGGATTATGGGGTGGTACTGTTGCGGGTGAAGCAACATCAACTCTAGATGGTGCATTAACTTCTGGTTCTTCTAGTATTGTATTAGATGATTCATCAGCTTTTCCAGCTTCTGGATCAGTATTAATAGACAGTGAAAGAATTGCTTACACTTCAAATACGACTGGTACAGGAACTTTAGGGGGATTAACTAGAGGATCAGACAACACAACAGCCGCATCACACTCTGATGCAGCAACGGTGACCGACGCTTCCGAGTATACTAAATGGGGTGCATCACAAACAGGTGATATTATTACAGCTCCAGGACTTTGGTCCTTGGACAATTATGGAAATAAATTGATTGCAACTATCGTGGATGGTGCAACTTTTGAATGGGATTCAGATGGTTCAACATCTACAAGAGCAACGATTATTGCCAATGCACCAACAGCATCAGTACAAACTTTAGTATCTACACCCGACAGACACTTAGTGTTTTTTGGAACAGAAACTACAATTGCAACAACATCAACTCAAGATGATATGTACATTAGATGGTCGGATCAAGAATCAATTGATGCAACAACTTCTTATGCACCTTCAGCAACCAACACCGCTGGTACACAGAGACTGGCCGACGGAACACGGATCGTTGCAGCGATTAGAGGTAGGGATGCAATTTATATTTGGACAGACACATCTTTATTTATTATGAGATTTGTTGGTGCTCCTTTTACTTTTTCATTTCAACAAGTTGGAACGAACTGTGGATTAATTGGAAAACATGCAGCCGTTGAGGTTGATGGTTCTGCTTATTGGATGTCAGAAAATGGTTTCTTTAGATACACTGGTAGACTAGAGTCTTTACCATGTTTAGTTGAAGACTATGTTTATGATGATATTAATACAGTTCCTAAAAACCATATTTATGCAGGATTAAATAACTTATTTGGTGAAGTAACTTGGTTCTATCCTGGTAGTGGTGCTGCATCTAATAATAGATCAGTAACTTATAACTACATGGATTCAACACCAGAGCGTCCAGTATGGACTACAAGTTCTTTATCAAGAAGTTCTTGGTTTGATTCTTCTATATTTGGAAAACCACATGGTACTGAATATGATTCATCTGCTACAAGTGATGCAACAGTTGGAAATACTGATGGTGTGACTACTTACTTTGAACACGAAACAGGACAAGATCAAATTAAAGCAGGAGCAAGAACTGGTATTTCAGCAAGTATTCAATCAGGAGATTTTGATATAGCAGCTACACAGGGTGGAGCAGATTTAAGAGGTGATGGTGATTACATGATGAAAATTAGAAGAGTACTTCCAGACTTTTTATCCCAAACTGGAGATGCAAGAGTTACATTAAACTTGAAAAACTATCCAACAGATTCAGAAGCTAGTTCTTCATTAGGACCCTTTACATCTTCAACAACTACAGATAAAATAGACACACGTGCAAGAGCAAGAGCTATCGCTTTAAAAGTAGATAACACTAGCACACAACAACATTGGAAGCTTGGAACTTTTAGATTAGATATACAAGCGGATGGAAGAAGATAATGATAGATAAAAGTATTAGACAATATTATTCTAGAGGACAGTTAGTTAAACCTGGACCAGGTAGACCTGGATATCAAGGACCGGCTGGAGGTTCGCATGGAAGTTATGGTGGTTCATCTTCACCTTCAAGAGGCGGAGGCGGCGGAGGCGGTGGTCACCATCGAGATGACCCTGTTACTCAAACAGCAAGACCTTACCAAGCACCAAAACCTGCACCAAAACCGGCACCAACACCATATGCAAAGCCAGATCCAGTTACAGAAGTTGTATCTGGAGATAAAACATTTGAACCGGTAGAAAAATATACACCACCACTTCGTAATATTCATGAAGATACTAAGGAAACTTTAGAAGAGCAAAGACAATTAGACATACAGCAGATGATTGCTAAACAACAAGAAGAAAAATATGGTCCTCTAGCAGATCCAACTAAATTTGGTGAAACTGTTGAAGGTCCTGATTTAAGAACTGAAAAAGAAAAAGGGGAAGATTGGGAAAGAGCGCAAGACTGGGATAAAGTAAAAGATTTATCTAAAAAAGGATATGATTTTAAAGAAATACAGGATGCAATGGAGAAAGGATTACTAACAAAAGCAGATCCACAGAGCATGAAAACAAATTTACTTGGAAGAGGTTTACGTAGTCTTAGAAATATAATGCCTGGAACAGGTTTAGAGAGAAGTCTTTTAAGTAATCTTACAAAAAATGTTTTTTCTCCAACAGAAGGAGGACTGTTTAATCTTAAAGGTATGGCTACGGGTGCTTTAAAAAGTATGGCTCTTAAAAAATTAGGACTAGGTGCTCTTAATCCTTTTTTAGGAATTGCATCTTTATTTGGCTTTGATCCGTTTAAAAGTCTTACGAACAAATTTGCTAGGAAACCAGCATTTGATATGGAAGCGGCTAGTAAATTAGGACTTCATGCTAATAGGTTTCCAACTGCTACTGATACAATGGGTACACTTACAGCTAAAGATGCATATAAACAACCCATCTCAACACAAATTGCTAAAGGCGGAGGACTAGAAAAAGGATATGAGATGCTTGGAATCCATCCACGTGATGATATTAATCCTGAATTAAAAGCATTAATGGCAAAAGGTAAAAGCTACAGTGAAACAGATATTATGCCATCCGATGTAGACACTAGTTTGGCTAAGTTTGCAAGTAGTAAAACAGATGCTGGTGGAACTGAATGGACCGCGGACACTGGAATGTTCGGAGAAGATCCTGCTTTTTCAAAATTAGTAGACGATGCAATCATGAGGGAAGAAGATAAGTATCTAGAAAAAGGTATAATACCATCTCCATTTCTTGGAGAAAAACTAAAACTACAAATGTGGAATGATTACAAAACCGGAGCAATGGGACCAGCGTTCAAAGCCCACGGCGGACGTATCGACAAACCTTTAACAGGAAGAAGAAGAGATATATAATGGCTAGAATTGTACAATCATTGACACAACCACTAGAAAAATACGATCAACAGATTCAACAATCATTTGTTAGGGACGTTGATAGTATAGTACAAAAATTAAACACTTCTTTTCAACAAGATTTAAAAGATGAAGCAGAAGCGGAAAGCTTCTTTATGGCATAATGGCTAATACATTTGTAAACAAAAAGGTAGATTTAACGAGTACAAGTGCTACTACATTATACACTGTACCCAGCGCAACAACTGCTGTTATAAAATCTATAATAGTGTCTGAAGATTCAGGTAATGCTGATACTATAACAGTGACTATAACTGATACAGATGATGCTGTTTTTAGCTTATTTAAGACTAAAGCAATATCTGCTAATGCAACAACCGAATTATTATCTGCACCTTTGGTGGTTGCAGAAAGTGAAGTAGTAAAAGTAACCGCAGCAACAGCTAATAGATTACATGTCGTGCTGTCTGCGCTAGAAATTAAGCCTAGAGAAGTAACAACATAGGCTTGATTTACTTGTGAAAAACAAGTATTATTATAAACCCAGGAGAAATTCCTGCCTTTAACAATTAACATAAAATTATGGCTATAGATAGAACAGGAATAACATCATTAAACGCAGGTGCAGGAGACATTACCTATTCAGGTAATCAAGGACCTAAATCTCCAGACCAACAATTAATGGCTCAAGCTGATCCTCAAATAGTAGAAATGTATCAACAATACGTTTTCGAAATGGAAGAAATGGGACAGCAACCAATATCATTTAGACAATTTCTTCAACAGATTATGTCAGAATCAAGAGCTGATGGTGGAAGAGCTGGTTATCAAGGAGGTGAATTAGTTAGACCACCAGGAATAAGTGAAGAAGAATGGAATGAAATGATGTTTGGAATAAGAAAACCTAGACCTTTAAGTTCTTCATCTCCATTTCTTTCTGTTCATGCTGATGGTGGAAGAACTGGATTTCAAGGTGGTGGACCAGATTGGATTAATACACATGAACCAGGACCAATGGGTAATCCTGCAGTCATGGAAGAAATAGAAAACATGAGAGAACATAGAATTGCAAATCCAAACATTGAAGATGTTGCAGATTACGAAGGTTATTATGAGAGATTAAAAAAACTACAAAGATTAAAAGAATTACAGAAAAAAATATATGGTGTAAAACATGAGCCTATGTCAGGAGCAATGGAACCTTTATCAGGAAAATGGGATTCAGGGCCTCAACCAGGAAGCTTAGAGTATTGGCAAATGATGACTCAAAGACCTCAAGGTCGTGCTTACGGCGGAACAGCACATCCTACATACACTCAAAAGAGAAAACAGAATTTAGCTTATGGTGGTATTGCAGGAGTCGATGGTAGAAAAAGATATGGACTTGGATCATGGTTTCAAAAAGCTAAAGATAAAGTTGTAGACGATATTATTCCAAATGAAATTAAAGATAACCCAGCATTAACAGCAGCCCTTGTAGGAGGTTCTATGTTAATTCCTGGAGTTGGTCCAATGGTTCAAGCAGGATTAGGTAAAATAGGAAGCGGAATAATGTCTATTCCTGGAGTAAGTTCTATTCCTGGAACACAAACTTTAGCTAATCTTGGTTCAAAAGCTTTAACAGGCATGGGTAATCTTCGCGGAGCGATTAGTGGTGGTGCAAAAAATCTTTTGGGTATAGATCAAGCAATTAATGACTCACTTCAAATGAACATGGCGGCGTCTGGAGGCGCTGATCCTTTCTTAACTTCAGGAGCAGCAGGAGGTGCAAGACTTCCTAATTTAAGTTCAATTGCTAATCCTTTCTTAACTTCAGGAGCAGCAGGAGGTGCAAGACTTCCTCAAGGTGGTATTTTGGATATAGCAAAACAAGCTCTTGGCTCTCGTTTTCCAGAGATTCCGCATAGTGGAATGCCTAAAGAAGAACCTGGGTTTTTAAAAAAATTAGGTCAAACTTTAGTGCCTGGAGGGGAAAAAGGTTTTGGTGATTTATATGGTACACTTTTTGGACCTAGTACATATGGTAAAGGAGAGGATGCTTATACTGTCAACTGGAAAACTCCACTTGCAGCAGGTTTAACAATAGGAGCTTTAGATAAAGCAACTCGTAAAGATGAAACTCTTCCAGCTCAACAAGGAATTGATATTGGAAACATTCGTAGCAGAGCATTAACTGGATCAGATCCAGATTTACATTTCTTACCACCAGCATCAGCAACAACAGCGTATGCTAACGGTGGACGAACTGGATACTATGCTGGAGAAAGAGTAGAACAAGATATGATTCAAGCTTTTAGTAATTACAAAGAGTTAGGAGGTAGGGAAAGTTTTGACGATTGGTACAGTGATATTTATTTACCTGAAACTTTTGAAAGAAGAAGACAGGGTGAAAAAGCACCAGATACTGCACAAGATACTGCACAAGATACTGCAGAGGTAGATCCATGGGCATCAGGAGCGCCATATGGATATGCACCACCAGGTACACTAGGATCAATTGATATACTATCAGGTAGTGAACTTAGGGCTCAAGGCGGAAGAATTGGGTATGATAATGGTGGAGATGTTATGATGGCTTCTTATGATTATAATGATGCGATGGGTGAAGCTTATGATGCATATCACAGAGCTATTAAAGATGGAATTATTCCTTCAACTATGGAGTTTGATGAATACCTAGAGTTGATGCAAGGTAGAAAAGAAACTGCACCACAAGATACACAGATGGCAGCTCAAGGCGGAAGAATTGGGTATGCTGAAGGTGGTAATGATGAAGACGATAGAGTAGCTGCTATTAGAGCATTAAGTTATAGACCAGGTGCTCAAGAAGGTGGCTTAATGGACATGGGTGGTATGGAAAAAGATTATAGAAACGATGGTGGATTTGTACCTATTGGTGGACAAGAACGAGCAGATGATGTACCAGCAAGATTAAGTAAAAACGAATTTGTATTTACAGCAGATGCTGTAAGAGCTGCTGG